GTACAAGGCGAAAGCTGCGTATGACAGCCAGGAAGCCAAACGCCAGCAGGAACGGGATGCGGTCAAGGGAGCATGGGAAGCCAAGCTCACCGGCTACAATACCGCCAAGGCAGAACTCAAGGCCAAAGACTTTGAAGATGCCGAGGCAGTCATTGCAGACACGCTATCCACGACCCAGCAGGGCATCATCCTCGACGGCGCGGAAAAGCCTGCACTGTTGGTTTATGCGCTAGGCAAGAACCCAAAGAAGGCCGCCGAACTGGCGGCGATTACGAACCCGGTCGCATTTGCTGCGGCAATTGGACGATTGGAGGCGAGTTTGAAAGTTACACAACGCAAGCCGTCAGCGGCGCCTGAACAGATACCGAGCGGCAATGCTCGCAAGACCGGCGCTGTAGACAACACATTGGAACGATTGCGCGACGAAGCGGGCAAGACGGGCGATTTCACGAAGGTGATGGCCTACAAGCGCCAGCAACAGAAGCGCGGTTAATGGAAAACAGGAACGAAATCAATGCCTAACGGCTTTTCGAAGGAAGAGCGCGTCGCGTTCGAGAACATCCTTGAAGGGTTTCAGGATGCTCTCGTGCTCTCGCGCAACGTGGCGGTGTTCAACACCGACCAGACGACGATGGAACGCACCAATAACATCATGTGGCGCCCGCAGCCGTACATCGCGACGAGCTACAGCGGCACCGACATGACCACGAACTTTGACGATTACACGCAGCTTTCCGTGCCTGCCACTATCGGCTTTGCACGGTCGGTTCCGTTTGTTCTGACGGCAACCGAACTGCGTGACGCCCTGCAAGAAGGTCGCCTTGGCGACGCTGCCAAGCAAAAGCTGGCCAGCGACATCAACGTGTCCGTGATGAACGTCGCAGCCAACCAGGGTACGCTTTTCGTCAAGCGCTCTGCGGCGGCTGCGGGTTTTGATGACGTCGCACTTTGCGAAGCCATCATGAACGAGCGCGGCGTGCAGATGGAAGACCGCTACCTCGCTCTGTCAACTCGCGACTACAACGGCATGGCGTCCAACCTTGCCGTGTCAACACGTTCGTTCGGCAACAGCATCTCCGATGAGGCGCTGCGTGCTGGCTTCGTTGGCCGGGTCGCATCGTTCGACACGTATAAGCTGGACTATGCCAACCGCAAGACGGCTGCGGCCGGCGGTGCTGGTCTCACCCTAAGCACGCTTGTCGGCGCGGCTAACTACTGGGTTCCGAAGGCGACCTCGGTTGCCACGACCGGCGAGACGGCGAACGTTGATAACCGCTACCAGACGATCACTATCAGCTCCACGACCAACGTCGCGGCGGGTGATGCGTTCACGATTGCGAACTGCAACAGCGTGCACCTGATCACGAAGGGCGACACCGGCCAGCCGATGACGTTCCGCGTCATCTCTGTGCCGTCATCCACCACACTCGTCATCTCTCCGCCGATCATCTCGGCGCAGGGCGCATCTGATGCTGAAATCCAGTACCAGAACTGCACCATGACGGCGACGTCTGGCACGGCGGCCATCACCTTCCTAAACACCGTCACCAACTTCATGAACCCGTTCTGGTTCAAGGACAGCATCGAGATCCTTCCGGGTCGCTATGCGGTCCCGACCGATGCGGGCGCGGCGGTGATGCGTGCGGCAACTGACCAGGGCATCGAACTGGTCATGCAAAAACAGTACGATATCAATACGATGCGTACAAAGTACAGGCTTGATACCCTGTACGGTGTCGTCAACAAACAGCCGATGATGTCCGGCATCATCATGTTCAGCCAGACCTAACGGAGCAATCGCACATGAGTTCCTTTCTCACCGGCGGCGGCCGTGTCTCCGTCACTCTTACTGCAACGCAAAAGCTTGCAGTCGCATCGCAGGGCCTGGTCACTGTCTACCGGACGTCAGGCTTTGCCAACTATCCGGAAAACACGACCCTGATCGGCACCGTTATCAACGGTCAGACCGTGTTCGGCACCTTTACGGGTGGCGCCACGCTTGTCATCGACGCTGGCGGCGGTCTGTCGGTGCAGTACGAAGTCGGCACGGATCCAAACGTAAAGCAGTGGCGCACGGACAACGGCATTCAAGGCGACCCAACAGCCAAGACGACGGCTGTCACCCTGACGTCCGCTGAACTGCTGACGACGCTGATCACCGGCACGCACGCAGCGGGCGCCACGCAGGCTTACACCCTGCCGACCGGCACCCTGCTGGATGCAGCGGCGACGTTTGATGTGAACGAGTATTTCGACTGGTCGCTAATCAACCTCTCTGCGGCTGCGGCTGACACGATCACGGTCACGGCGGGCACCACTCACACCATCGTGGGCAACCCGATTGTACAGAGCGCCAACGCGACGACGGGCGGCATCTACGGCAACTCCGCACGCTGGAGGACCCGCAAAACTGCGGCCAACACGTTCGTGTCCTACCGTATCGCCTAACCTCAGTGGGGCGGCTCACAAGGCCGCCCCATTTACTTGGGAGAGATCAATGCCGCTGAAGAAGGGCTATAGCCCCAAGACAATTTCCAAGAACATCTCAACCGAGATGAAAGCCGGCAAGCCGCAGAAGCAGGCGATTGCCATCGCACTAAGCACGGCGAAGAAAGCAAAGCGGAAGGCCAAATGACCGATTTCCCCACCATCGTTTATCGCTGCCCTGGTGATCGCTGGGGGCCTCCATACACGACATTCAATAGCATTGGCGTGACTGATCAGGAAGCTTTCGACAAGGCGCTGGCCGATGGCTGGTTTGCCACGCTACCGGAAGCGGTTGAGGTGTTTCTAAACCCGGCCCCCGCGCGTGTCGCGGTTATGTCCGAGCCTGTCGATAACGCCCCGCCGACGCGGGACGAGATGCTGGCCAAGGCGGCTGAGATCGGCCTGACTGTTGACAGGCGCTGGTCCGACAAGACGCTGGCCAACAAGATCATCGAGGCGCTTGAGGCGCAAGAAGCGGCCGAGGCTGCTGCGGCAGAACCAACACCAGAGCCGACGCCGGAACCGACGCCGGAACCGACGCCAGAAGCACCGCCAGAGCCCGCCCCTGATCCGGAGCCCCAGCCGTGAGCTGGACAAAGCGCGAGATTGTGCAGAACGCATTCGAAGAGGTAGGGCTCGCGTCCTATGCCTTCGACCTTCAGCCGGAACAGTTCCAAGCTGGGTTGCGCCGCCTCGACAACATGATGGCGACGTGGAACAGCCGGGGTCTGCGCATCGGTTATCCGCTTGCGGACAATCCTGGCGATAGCGATTTGGATCAGGACGCAACCGTCACTGATGAAGCCATTGAGGCCATCGTCAGCAATCTTGCCATTCGCCTTGCGCCGATGATGGGCAAGACAGTATCGCCGGATACAAAGGCAACGGCGCGGTCGTCTTACATGGCGTTATTAAGCCGTCGCTCAACGATCCCGGAGAGGCTGATTGACGTGAACGCGGTCCCGGCTGGTCAGGGGACGAAATACTGGCGCTTCAACGGCGATCCGTTCCTGCAACGCGAGGATCGTGGTTTAACGGTTGGACCTGATGCAACGCTTGATTTTGAGAGCTGATCCATGACGGACATCAACCAGCTATCTACAGCGGACACGCTCACGGCGGGCGATCTATTGCCGATCTGGCGCACGAATAACAGCGACACGCGGAAGACGTCGCTGACGGCGCTGCAATCATTCATGCAGGCAAACCTGACCTTTTCGGCAGGCCAGTTTGTGGTGCAGTACGCAGCGCCGGCGGCCACGAGCTTCACGGTTGCGCTTCTCGCCAACACCAACAATCAATGGCTGATCCTGACGCCGCTTGCGGCTTATGCGGCGGGGACGATCACATTCCCGCTTCTATCCTCGGTGGCGGACAATCAGGAAATCCTGATCTTCTCGACGCAGGCGGTAACGACCCTGACCCTGTCGGGCAATGGCGCGACCATCGTCGGGGCGCCTACGGGCATCAGCCAGAACGGCGCGCTTCGGTTCAAGTTCAACTCGCTCGCCTCGACATGGTATGTGATCGGCAGCACCAACACATCAGGGCAGGCATTCCTAGCCACGGCGCAGACCTTCACAGCGCAGCAGACCATGACAAGCGGCCTGGTGCTTCAGTCGATTGCGGCGGCGTCGATTGCGGCGGTTGCCAATGCGGTCAACACCACGAACAAGGTCACGGGAAAAGTTGTCTATGACACCACCAACAATCGCCTGATGGTGTCAAGCGGGTCGGCTGCGGCATCGCCCTGGTATATTGCGGACGGTTCTGGATCGGTGGTGCCGGCATGATGACGGAAGACGAACACGGCCAACTGAAGGCGCTGGCCTGGCGCACGCTCAAGGCGGTTGACCACATCGACGCCAAGGCGGCCGATGAGGGGCTGGTGATTGATCCGGAATGGCGCGCGTGGCGCATGAAGGTCCGGGCCGTCATTCGTGGCGAGCGGATGGACATCCCCGACGAGCCGCCGCGCTACGTGGCCGACGCCTACAAGGCGCACTGGAATGCGGTGACGTCTGGCACGTTAGGCGATGCTCGCGACGCCGAGCCCTATGTTGACCCGCTCATTGCCGAGAACGACGCCTTGCGCGCACGCATTGCAGAACTTGAAGCCGCCCTTGCCGCACCCGTGCTTGAGCTGTCCAGTCCTACCGAGCCGCCGGCCGAGGCCCTGCTGGAAGCTTATCCGGACGAAGATCACGCGGCGTTGAAGGCGCGCATCCTGTCTGAGTTCGCTTCGCTTCGGAAC